TGAGCCCAGATGTTATCACCCCAGCAACGGGCAAGCTGCGGATTCTTGGCGTTCTTGGTGGTGTTCACGCGGGCTTCACCGATGAGAATTTCATCAACTTCGAACAAGGCCTTGATCTGTTCGCGACTTGCAACGCCTGCACCGTTGGAGTTCGGATAGACAGAACGGAGCACATTCGGGTCGGTGCGGAGCTTTGCCCACACGACAGAGTTCATGCCAAGCACATTCGGACGGGCAAGCGGCTTTTCAAGGTATTCGAGAATCGTTTCCACGATGTTGAAGTCTTCGGCACCGATACCCTGTGCGTTTTCGTAAGTGTGAGTAAGACCATCGCCATAGTTCGAAGTGTCCTGCACAATGCCCGCAACACGCATTTC